AGTAAGATAACTCTTCGATAGCTTCGCAAATAACCTCTTCGACTGAAATAATCCCTTTAATGCCGGGATAACGGCGCAGAAATTCTAAAAATGCTTCATTAATAGGGTCTGAATAGGTATCAGCAAAATACATAGTACACTTGTCTCTATTCGCTACAAAAAAAGCGCGATATAATCTAGCGTATTTTTTATTTTCCATCTTGTCTTTCCTTTTGGTTGTCAAAAATATTCCAGGCTAAATTCCATACTGCAAACTCAATTAATTCGCGCACTTGCATACAATCCAATTCATCAAGAGAATATGAACCGAATTCTTTCACAAACTTAATAGCGTCTTTTCGTTCAATCTTTGAATACAAATCTAAGGTTTCACACCATTGTTCTACTGCCTCAGCATTATCACCAGGTGTACAAATTTCTTTAATCGCTTCATCAGGTAAGTGAATATCTAAAATCATAAAATCCCCTTTTGTTTGTGTTTAAAACTCAATATTCCCCTTGATAGAATCAAAGGGAAGTTGAAGCTTAAACTAATAACTATGCCCCCTAGCTAAGACATAATAATCATAATCCCCTGCATTTGTCTCGTCATAGAAAACGTCAAGGAAACCTTCCTGCCACGCCTTCTTTGAAATCTTTCTCAAAAACTCTTTATCACGCTTTTTAAGGAATTCTTTAGCTTTATCTGTTAATCCAATGAGAGCGAATTGCCCGTTCACTTTGTTAACACTGATATAATTCTTAGCATTTTCCATCTTCTTCTCTTGGTTTGAGTTTCATAGATTAACTCAATCTATGCTCTATAGATTAACTGAATCTCTTATTTATTGCTAGACATATAAATTATTTTAATGTTATTTATTGAGAATAAAGGATAAATTACCACGTTATGACAGCTAAATCTAACCCTAAAGTAAAACATTCTGTTGATAGTTGCGGTGGCCAATCAAAGGGTAATCCTGCCCCTCTTGGCAATACCTACGCTACAAAGCTTAAAGACGAGGAATTGCGCCAAGAAGCGTATAGACAATATTGTAAACATATTGCTCAAGGACGTAGTAAAGAGTCATGGAAATTCTTGAATCCAATAGACCCGTTGAAGTCTTTATGCCACAAAACAATGGAACGCTACATTGAAGAGAATCCGTTAGAGTTTCCTACCATCTTGATTAACATGGCTTATGCTGATTCATTCAATGTCTTTGAACAGCTTGGTATGCAATTAGTTAGGGGAGAAATTAAGAATGGTTCACCCGAAACATGGAAAACGTTCATGCGCAATAAATTCAAATGGGATAAAGATGATCTTGAGAATGTCGCAGCATGTGCAGCCGATAAAATCCTTGAGCGTCTAACGCAAAAGTGATATGCTCTTAGCATGTCTCTGAACAAGGCAATACTACACAAAAAAGAAAAGCGTCTAGACTATCGCAAAAGTAAAGCGTTTGATTCTTCTTGTCGCAATCACGGCAGTTGTCCAGCTTGCGAATCTAATCGTTTTCACTCGACTCGCAAAAAGCTAGTCGCAATCAATCAGAGAGCAAAAGATGGGTGAGCTAACTAAAATAGATTTCTCCCCTAGAGGCAGAGCTATACTCAGCAAGCCGATTGTCATTGAGATGGGAGCGTTGTATCCAGGCATGACGATTCGAGAGATTGCAGCGAGCTACGGTTTATCAATCAACACCGTGCAGAAGGTCATAAACGGTACTTCATGGGGATGGGTAGAGGGAGCGCAGCCTATTGTTAGGGAACGTGCGCCGTATAAAAAGAAGCTGAGCGTTGAGGTAATAAGATACATCCGCGAGCAGTATCCCAAAAAAACACCAATTCAACTCGGCTATGAGCTAGGTATTCCTACCTCGCTTGTTACAATGACTATCAAACGGATGATCTATAAGGACGTGGAGTAAATGAGACATAATTCTGAAGAGGATGTTATAGCAATTCGCGCAGCGTATCCCGCAAAAAGGTTAGAAGAACTCGCAAAAGAGTACGGTTGTACTATAGGCGCAATCAGGCGCATTATCACGGGCAGAACCCATCCTGATATTCCAGGCGCAAAACCTCTTGTTCGTCAACATATTCGGAGAAAAGGAATCCTCACGCCCGAACAAGTTAAGTACGTTCGCTCTCAGTGTCCACCTAGAACTAATGCCTCCCTCGCTCATGAGCTTGGAGTTAGTCACTCGGCTATTGACAGGATTGTCGCGTGGAAAACCTGGAGGTATAAACCATGAGACGATTAACCGACGAACAAGTTATTGAGATGAGGGCGCAATACCCTGGAAAAACCACGCGTGAACTCGCAGCGGAGTATAAAATAGATCAAGAGAATATTCGTAAAGCTATCTCAGGGATTGCTTATTCACACCTCCCGGGCGCAAAGCCCATCACGCGCATAAGAAGCGGGCGGTTACCTCGACTCACCAAGGAACAAGTCAATTATATCCGCTCAACTTATCCCCGAAAAACTCAACGTCAACTTGCGTATGAGATGGGTATATCGGCTCCGCTGATAAACCGGATAATTCTTCGCAGGCAATATAAGGATATTGAATAACGTGAGCGTCGATTTAGAATAATCCTTTAATTTAAATATCTCTATTTGATATCTCTTTGAACATGAGGTTAATCATGTCAAAGCTCGTTAAAAAAGCCAAGAAAACAATCAGAAAGCTCGTAGCTAAATCAGCTAAATCAACGGTTAAACAATCGCATCCGCAGCTTCGCAAAGCTCTCCAAATGCTAGCTAAAGATCGGCCTGCAACGGACGCAAGATCAGCGATTAAGATGGTGATTTGGGAGCTTATGAAGCTACAAACAACGCTTAACGGGATGAAGGCAAAGTGATTGATAGTGGCTATCTAGAATGAGTAGCCTTTCTGAGTTTTTCTCAGATAAACAGATTCTGTCAATTCGAGAATCTAACTCTTCCTACAACATTTGGGAAGGTTCTATTCGTTCGGGTAAAACGCACGCGTCATTATGGAGGTTTGTACATGAAGCGAATGTTGGCCCTGATGGTGATTTTGCTATTATTACTCGTACTTACGACAGCTTTGAGCGCAATATTCTCCCTGAGTTACAGAAAATCCTTGGAAACCATGTTCGGTATTTCCGAGGTAAACGCCAAATCTTCATAAAACAAAGAAAATGCCACGTTATCACGGCTGACGATGCAAGCGCAGAGGCCAAAATACGGGGATGTACCCTTTCGGCAGCTTATGTCGATGAGATTACCATTATCCCCGAGAATGTGTTCTTTATGTTGCTCGGGAGGCTTTCAGTTGATGGGGCGAAATTGTTTGGGACTACGAATCCAGATTCCCCGTATCATTGGCTTCGGAGGTGGATGGATGAGAATGTCGATGTTAAGGCGTTTAAGTTTACTATGGACGATAACCCATCGCTTTCGACTAGCATTAAAGACTTGTTTAAGCGACAGTATAAGGGTTTGTGGTATCTCCGATTTATCGAGGGGAAATGGGTTCAGGCTGAAGGCGCAGTTTATGACTTCTTTGATGAAAAGCTGCATGTGGTGGAGTTTCCGGGCCATCACGCAATCTATCATTTGGTTGGCGTTGATTATGGGACTACTAATCCGTGTGCCTTTGTTCTTCTTGGCGTTAATCCTCATAGGTATCCAAACATTTGGGTTGAAGATGAGTATTATTATGATTCGCGCGCGCGTCAGTCGCAAAAAACAGATGGGGAATACGCAGGGGACTTGATGAAATTCGTTGAGGGACGCAATGTTAAGGCGATCTATGTCGATCCGTCGGCAGCTTCATTTAAGGCCGAATTACTCAAGGTTGGCTTTGACAACATCCATGACGCTGAGAATGAAGTTAATGATGGAATTCGGTTTGTTGCAAAGTATCTGAATCAAGGGACATTCAAAATTACGCGTAAATGCAAGCATTTGATTGCTGAATTTCAATCTTATGTATGGGATGAGAAGAGTACAAAGCTCGGCATTGATAAACCTAAGAAGGAAAATGACCATTGTTTTGAAGCTGGTACCCTGGTTGCTACCGACTTCGGAAAAATCCCTATTGAAAGACTCAAGGTTGGCGATTTTGTCCTTACATCAGGAGGTTATAAGCCTATCTTAAAGACGTGGAAAAAACAAGCGGAAACAGCTACATATTCTGTACTGGGGATTACTTATAATTGCACCGATTCGCACAAATTTTTTACATTAAATAGGGGTTTTGTAGAAGTATCAGATCTGTTATACTCTGACATATTTATTGTTAATTTAGAGAGTGAATGTACGAGACAGTTGAGTGGCGTGGAACAGTATATAAGCGATATCCAAGAGCTAAAAACTTCTCTGACCGAAACTACTATCGCGGATGGGTTAAAGGAGTCGGGCGTCGATATCTCCATCGGGATGTTTGGGAGTTCCGCTATGGAAAAATTCCATTCGGATACTGTATTCATCACAAAGACCGGAACACCGCCAACAATGATGTTAGCAATCTCGAATTGGTCGAGCAGCAAAGTCATTGCGAGTATCATTGGAACAATCTTACAGAAAAGCAAAGACGGTTTATTAAATATCTCGGCGACAAAAACAGGCATCTTACAAAAGATTGGCACCGCTCTCCGGAGGGTGTTAAGTGGCACAAAGAGCATGGGAAAAACTTTGGGAAATTCCCTTTTCGATCGCTTCATTGTCAACAATGCGGAGCCGAATATCAAACGCGAAAGCTATCCCTCTCAAGATTTTGTTCGAATAAATGTAAGTCAAAATGGCGTCGAGGTGCTGGTTTTGATGATGAGATTAAAGACTGCGCTTTCTGTCTTAAGAGGTTTAGAAGAAACAAGTATGCCCAGGGAAAATTCTGCTCAAAAAGTTGTTCCTTCAAAAATACGTGGAAAAAGAGACGTTTACAATCTGACGGTGAAAGACAAACATGAATTCTATGCAAATGGCATCCTGGTGGCGAATTGTTTAGACGCACTCCGTTATGTACTATTTTCGCACTTTTTTAACAAAGATTTCGACAATCTCTCGTCAGCGCAGCTCGATGAGCTGTATAACCAAACGCGCGGGATACGAACGGATTTACCGCCGTTCTTTAACCAACCGAACGATAGCGCGCCGAGGGTTCAAGGGTTTTAATATCAACCTCGGGTTTTTTACATCTCTTTGTGGCGTTTTTCTACTGTCACGATTGTGTCATTCTTACTTCCGCCATGTGGTACCAACAAAATCCTTTCCATGATAAAACCCCTTCCCTTTCCGAGTCCTTGCGAACTCCACCCGCAGCAGATTGCGCGGCCTGTGGGCTTGATAATTCTGGCCATTTCGTCCTTTACGAGTTTCCAATATTTCATGCTTGATGGGGATACTTGTAATTGGGATTTTCCGAAAGATTTATAGCACTGTTGAGCCTGGGTTATCGAGTAAGGAGGGTCAAATAAAACACCATCAAAGGAATCATCGTGAAATTGTTTCAAAAACTCCAAGGCGTCGAGATGGAATTCAACATCCATTTCCGGATTCATATCATTTTTTACCATAGCTGGCGAGTGTTTTCCAGCGAATGGGTCAGCCCAGATAAGCGGGGTTCTAACATACGATAGTACCAGTTCTTTGATGGGGAGGATTGTAAATGTCCATTTGTTAGGCATGGCCCAAATTCTTTCGATTCTCGGGACGATCATTGTTTTTTTTATTTCGTAACATTCGCAATCAAAGGGGTTTTCTCCGCAGTTGTCGCATTCTCCGCTCATTCCCTTTTCTCCCATAGTGCAATTTGGACTGCTCTCACCATGAACTGTATTTCAGTCAAGAGGATGATCATAACGACGAAGCCGAGCATGATGAGGAAGAAGCGGAATTTCATTTCGGTGGCTCCGGTAGTGGCATCCAATGCGTGACGATCTCATATTCGTCAACCAATTGATTCCCCCAAACATATGGAGGGTTTTCCGCTGGAAAATCAATCTTATAATCGAACTTGTACGTCGGAATACCGTTAGGGCCGTAAGTGAGTACGAGCGTCCCCTCTTCAGGCAACCGATCCTTAACACTGATCCATTCTTCGCTCATTTCGGCCTTTCGTATTCCTTATCGTTTAGAATAACGATTGTGGGCTTTTCTAGGGGAATGTCGGCATAAACCCTATCTATTGAGTTGAAGGCCAATTCTAGCCCCTCCTGGAGGGGCATACCCATTTCAAGCATCAATTCAACGGTTTCAAACCTAATTTTTTTCATTCGGCCTCTCAACTGATCTCGCCGTTCGGGCCGACAATGTGATCAAATGAGCCTTCAGGCACGATTTGAATTTCCCCTGTTTCCTGGGCTCTTTCTTGAGCTTCTGAAATTTGCCGATCTATGGGTTCGGGGAGGTGAACGTGTACGTCTATAGGCTCTGAAAAACCACCGATATCGAAGAAGGCATTCGTTTTAATCGTACAGAATAACGCCAGTGCGAATGCGACCGTGTAAACGGTAACCCAAGTCAGGCTCCAATATTTTGAAAAAGTTCGTGTGTTCATTGTGTTCTCCTTTAATTTTGAAAATTATATCTATTTCATATAGTGTAAAGAAAATACTTTAATCAACTAGGTTAGGCCAAAATGACCCTTTTTCCTCAGCTTACTGA